CCGTATTTGCCTTGTGGAAACTTAAATGACGCTGTCAACGCTACCGAGGAAACACATGTTGAAACGCCTGCGTTGTACAACGAGGCATCTAAGAAGTTTGACATCTTCCATATTGCCGTAGACAGTCCAAGAGACTGCTACCAAAGGTATAAGACCGATGTTGACAATAGCTTTGGTCAGCTGCTTGGTACTCGTTATAAGGTTGCTTCCATCGACAACCTTGCGCAGGTGATAGAGGATTGCATAACAGAATCCGTACAAGGAATCAACTCCGATTCTGTTCATGTGAATACCGCAAACAATAATGGCGACATAAGTTGGTAGAATTATGAAAGCAAGTATTGTTATAGGTGCTAACTATGGTGACGAAGGTAAGGGTACTGTTGTTGCTCACCTTACCAAAGGCAACACCAACGTACTTAACGTATTAACGAATGGAGGCTCACAACGTGGGCACTCCATTCTCACCAAAGATGGTTCAATGACATTTCAGCACTTCGGAAGTGGTACGTATCATGGTGCAGACAATTACTATTCTGCATGGTACATCCTTAATCCCATGCAATTTGTCAAGGAATACTGCGAACTTGTAGTTAAACCGAAACACATCTATAGGGACAGACGTTGCAGATGGAGTACACCATACGACGCAATGGCTAATCTTATAGATGAGGAGGCAAGAGTTAGACATGCATCATGCGGCATGGGTATATGGATGACAATCAGACGTTGTGACAGGATGCCAATCATGTTGTTTGACGACTTTGTTAAAAACGAGGACAAACAATATCCGTATCTTGAAAACGTTAAGGCATATTACGAGACATTTATGGAAATACCTCAAAAATGGAAAGATACTTGGAACTCTGACACATTGAAGGCTCACTTTATACGAGACTGCCATATTATGCACACGCTCACAAAGACGGCAGATATTGCCACAATGAAATGGTATAATGACGTAATATTTGAGAACGGACAAGGGCTTCTTCTTTGCGACACAGGTAAAGATACCGAAGACACGACGCCATCCAACACTGGAATATTATACGCTCTTTCTATGGCAAAGCAAATGGGTATAAACGATGTTACGGCACACTATGTAACACGACCTTACCTTACAAGGCATGGTGACGGAAATATAGACAATGCCATAAGTAGGCACGACCTTTCTTCTGATATTATAGAAGACAGGACTAACCACTACAACGAGCACCAAGGTATGTTTCGTTACGGCGAACTTGACATTGTTGACCTACGAAAAAGAATTGTTGACGATTCAAAAGGGGTTAATTTCGTACTTGACGTTACACATTGCGACGAAATGGATAGGGTGTCTGAGTTCAAGAAAGAATTTTTTGATATAAAAACATACGACAATCCTTTGGTTTAAACAAATAACAACATGGAAGTAAGGAAATTTAGTGAGAACGACACGTATGAGTTCTACGATAGTCGTGGTACTTATTCCGATGCACAAGAAGTGCAAAAGGAGCTTAAAGAGAAGTACGGCAAGGATGGAGAGTTGCTGTTCTTCAGCGGTTACGGATGGATAGTAATGGTAAGAAAACAATAAGGCTATGGAAGAAATGATAAAAAATGTCTGCAAGTCCATCTACGGCACTGATTTAAAAAGTTAAAAATGTTAATTCGTTTTGAATATTTAAAATAAATATCTATTTTTGCAGAAAATATAGTATAAGAATTATGGCAAAAATAATTTTTGAATGCTTGTTTTATTCAATCATGTTGATAGCCTTGGAGCTGTTATTCATCTGGATAGCATTATTAATTAGAGACAGAAAGGATAAGGATTCTCCAAAGGAAGAAGAGAAGGAGGATGAGTGCGAACACAAATGGGAGCTTATGGGGTTCGACAATACTCATTTAAACGAAGGCATCTTGCGATGCATCTATCAGTGTAAGAAATGTGGTAAAGTAATATCTATATAATTATGAGTTATTACGAAGGAAAACAGCCGTGTGCTGGTTGTGGACGCACTGGCGAAGAAGTCAGAAATTTATTAAAGCAGAATAGTTATGGCAAGAACAAAACAGAGAAAAGTTGGAGACAGAATCTTCTATGAACATCACGATGGGACTATTGGTACTGCAATAATCAAAAGAATTGAGCCTTGGGAAAGTTCATTTGATAAAAAGGGAAATTACCTCAAAAACGGAAAGAAATACAAGTACAACATCTACCACACAAGCGATATAGAAGTCATCGAGGACTACAACTGCCTCTCCGACAACGACCCTCGTGTGAAGGTTTTCTGCAAGGGCAAGAAGTTTATCACATCGGACTTTGCAGATGAACTCAGAAAGTTTCTCGTTGAACACGGCGCTCACAAAGGAGACGATGATGTAGTACAGATTCTTTATGACTTAGCAAATGAGTTTGAAGTGTGATAATAATTAAAAAGAAATAGAATTATGACAGAGCAAGAGCAGTTAGAGATACAAGCAAAGGCTAAAGAATATGCTGAATGGCGTACAGAGCAACTACCTGACTTTATAAAATCTAATTTAGTCCGTGATGCTTTGTATTGCGCTTACCTTGAAGGTGCTGGTATTAGAACAAGATAAATTTAAATAGCTATGGCAACAATTAAAAGTTTTACCTCGCTGGAGCAGTCAAATAAGTTGGCAGAGATACTTCCACTTGAAAGTGCGGATATGCACTATTGTCTTGAAACTCAAAAGTAACCAATAAATAGTAGAGTATGAAACAACTAACAAAAGAGCAGGCAATAAAATTCTGTGAGAATAAGTGTTATGAAAATATGTCATACAGACAAATAGCAGAGTTCCAGATTGAGCAAGACAGACTTTGTGTACCGTTTGATATATTTCACGAAGCAATAGAGAAAACTCTTTGCCGACCTGTGTTTATACATGAGTTTGGACTTAACATAGAAGGTCTTAGAAAAGAACTTTTTGGAGAAAAACAACCACCTACTTTTGAAGAAATATTAAACTTAATTCCACAAGAGAAACTAATTTTGATAAAATTATGAAAAAGATTATCCTATTAGCACTTACCGCCTTGGTGATGGCGGGGTGTTACCAAGCAAAAGCTTACCACGATAAGCAAATAGAACTTGTTTCTGATTATCGGCTTTCGACTATTGAATATCAAGGTTGTGAGTATGTGGTAATGCAAAGCGATTGGAATAAACATGGTACAATGTCCCACAAAGGCAACTGTCGCTTCTGCAAAGAGCGCAGACAAAAAGAATTGAAAGAGTTGGTTGAACAATTAAAGGATAATTGTGATTATGAGTAGAGATGAATGGAAATTTGTACTTAGTAAGGCTTCTGCTAACATAACTGGGGAAATTTGTGCTGATGTAAGTCATAATATTACCCCATCAAAAGAAAAATTAATAGTACAAGAATTAATAAGTCAAATATTTAGAGCATTGTAGAACAAACATTTTGTGATTATGGAAGTAAAAGAAGTAATTAGTTTTTTAGAAAAAGCTAAAGAACATACTTATAGTTCTCAAGATAAATATCATTTATCAATGGCAATAGATACACTTTGGCACATGAAAGAATGTGGTTGTTTTAATCATTAACAGTTAATATTATGAAAGAACTTAGTATAGAGGAAAAAGCAAAAGCCTATGACGAGGCTATCAAAAGAGTTGAAAACATAAAGACTGGTAAATGTAAAACTACGTTTATGTTTACAGAAGGTCTGTTTGAGCACATCTTCCCCGAACTCAAAGAGAGCGAGGATGAGGATATACTTAAAGGTCTTATCAGTATGTGTAAAACGCTGTGTAAGACCAAATGGATTGCTTGGCTTGAAAAGCAAGGCGAGAATAAACCTGCTGATAAGGTTGAACCAAAATTTCAAAATGGGCAGTGGATAGTTTGGCAAAACAAATGCTATAAGGTCAACTATAACGGATGTGGCTATGAACTGATTGACCAAAATGGTTTGAGTACATCCTTAGAATATGTAACTGTAGATGAAAATGCGCATCTTTGGACTATACAAGACGCAAAGGATGGTGATGTGCTTGTATATAGAGATGGTCAGTGGTGTTTTATATATAAAGGAATAGTAACTGAAGACACTTTTAAGTATTATGCTTTACTATCGGAAAAAGGTATTACTGTAAATGATGCTGCATTTAGTCTTTTAACCTCTTGTATTATTCCAGCCACCAACGAACAGCGTGACCTGTTATTTCAAAAGATGAAAGAAGCAGGCTATAAGTGGGATGCTGAAAGGAAAGAATTGAGGAAGATTGAGCAAAAGCCTGCTGAGTGGAGCGAAGAGGATGAGAGTATAGCACTTGGCATTGAACAATTATGTTATTGTGCATCCTTGTTAAGTATTGCACCAGACAAAGTTTATAAAATAAGAACTTGGCTCAAAGACCTCAAAGACAGAGTACAACCACAGCCAAAACAAGAGTGGAGCGAAAGAGATAAAGAGGAATTTCAAATAGCCATTGACACATTAGTCGAAGCAGGTCAACACGACTCTGCTAATTGGCTCAAATCCCTCAGACCTAAGTCACAGTGGAAGCCGAGTGATGCACAAATGGTAGCTCTCAAATGTGCTATTACTACATCCGATGAAAAATGGGTGTGTATGAATACTAAAGATTTGGAATCTCTCTATGAAGAATTAAAGAGACTAAGGGAGGAATAGTTATGAAAGCAAGTGAATACAAACATTTATATGCCCTTAAAAACAAAGCGTCAAGGAAATTCATTCTCTACTATTTGGCATCATCGCAGAAACATAAGGCTTTATTTTCTTCACGAAAGAAAGCAGAAGAGGCTCTTAGGTGGTTTAATGAAGATTATTACATAGAAATTGTTGAATTATGAAAGCAAACGAAATGCCTAAGAGAATATATCTCCTTGACTACAATGACGCTATGGTAACACCACTTGAAGGTGATACTATATACGTTAGGGAAGACGCCTTTATCGAGAAGGCTTGTGAGTGGCTTTCTGAGATTGAAAGTGGAACTACCATTACAGATATAGATAAATTTATTGAGGATTTTGAAAACTATATGAAAGGAGAGTAATAGTATGTCGAAAACAATAATAATTCATGTGCCAACAGGTAGAGAATTTGAGTCGGATAGCAGGGTGACGAGATGTCCTTTTGGTAAAAATAGAAAGATGAAACCAACAGATTCAATATACAATGAGGTTTGTGATGGTTGTCAAGATAACTGGGGAGGGCGACAAAATTCGCAAGAAACATTAAATCGTTGTTATTACAAAAAAAACAAATAATAAATTAAATTATGGAACAATATATACCAAAAGCCTCTTTAGTAGCGGAGATAGAGAAAAGAATAAAGTCTGTAGAAAAAAGACTCAAAAGGAATAATTCTTATAGTGAAGAAGGTGTTATTTCATGGGAAAGAGATAAATCGTTATATGATAGCTATAATCAATTTCTTTCTTTCATCAACACCCTCGAAGTGAAAGAGGTGGACTTAGAGAGATTAATACAAAAAGCTTTCATTTATCACGAATCACACGGAGATGATTTTAGAAGCGATTGTCAGATAGAAACGGCATTTAGAACTGGTTTTGAAGATGGATTCAAATGTAAAGGTTACATTAGTAAAATACAAGAAAATAACTTGAAAGAGGAAATAAAACGCTATTTCAATGAGCAGCCTATAATGACAAGGAGTAAAGGAGTTGATTACAAACTAATTCCAAGTGCTGAAAAAATCGCCAAGCATTTCTTTGAACTTGGATTAAATGCAAGTAATCCGCTTACTTGGGAGGATATAAAGCTAATTTGGAATATCACCGACGAAATGGATAATATGCCAGAAGAAGAGTTTTACAAAGAAGTATTGAAACGATTTAAAGCACAGAAAGGAGAAAAGGTATGACAGATACACATATTTGGACTTTAGTAATCCTGTTTTTCGTAGCATTAGTTGGAATGATTGCGTTTAAACGTTGAAAGTATGAAACAAATGATGTGCCCCAAATGTAGAGGTGTCTATCAAGGAATATATAAAATAAAATAGTATGACAGACAAAGTACAGAAAATCCGTGAAGAGGTTGTAAGAATACACAACTTACTTCCAGTTATGGATGGTGATAATATTTCCATAAACTATGCAGATAGAATTTGCTCCACATTGGAAATGTATATTGACTCCCTGCAAGAAAAACAAGTTAATGAATCGACAAAAATTCAACACGTCAAAGAAACGTGTAAAGAAAACGGCAATTCTTTAACACAAGAGCCTGTAAGCAAGATAATCTTTGATGGGAACTTCAATAAGTCATGGTTTGCACACCCAGAATTAGCTTTCAAAGCAGGTATGAAAGAAATGCGTGAGCAGATGATGAAGGAAGCCATAGAACGTACAGTAAAAATTGATGCTGGCGGTTATCCTTACATTGACTGCGATGGTATAGAACTCTATGACTATGACAAGGATGTTCCTTTGGCAAAGGAAGGAAAAAAGGTTAAAGTAATCGTAATTAAGGAATAATTATGAAGAAGGTAGACAGAATTGGAGAAAGGTTTGGCAGGTTAACTATTGTCGAAGAGAAAGAACCGAAATTGTATAAACCAAGAACTTATGCAAGGATTTTTTTGTGTAAGTGTGACTGCGGCAATATGGTTGTTGCTTCATACACCAACCTAAAAGCTGGAAATGTCCGTTCTTGTGGTTGTCTGAAAAAAGATTGCAACACTGGAATTTTTGGTAAGGAATCACAAGACGAAAGACTAAGACTTCACATGATATGGAAATCTATGAAAAATAGATGTAGCGCAAAAAACGGTAAACATTTTAGGAACTATGGTTCACGAGGAATTTCCGTCTGTGACGAATGGACTAAATTTGAAAACTTCTATCAATGGGCTATTAGTAATGGTTATCATTCAACTCTATCCATTGACCGTATAGACGGAACAAAAGGATATTCTCCAGATAACTGTAGATGGGCTACTGCAAAAATGCAAGCTAATAATATAAGAACAAATGTAATTATTACATATAATGGAGAATCACATACTATTCCAGAATGGAGTCAGATAACAAATATTCCAAGCTATGTAATTCGCAACAGAAGGAATTATGGATGGAACGTAGAAAGGATTCTAACCACACCTGTAATAAAGAAAACAAGAAAAGAACTATGAGTATCTACAAGAAATATCAAGAGTACGTAATCTCAATAGTAGGCAGAAAGAACGGATATATTACCCAAGCCGAAAGAGAGAAAGCAAGAAAAAAGAATCGTAAAAAGAAAAAGAAATAGAACTATGAGTAAGGCAGAAAAGTTTATACAGGATTGCACAAGGAATTGTAGTAATGAACTTATCGCAGTTGAAAGTCGTGCAGGTAAAGAAGTTATATCTTATCACGAATGGCTCACTCCAGACCAAGCAAGAAGGGCTGTGGAGATTACAAGGGAAGAAACGTTACTTGAGGTTGCCGCGTGGATAAGTGATACTTTCATTTTCAGCAAGCAAGCAAAAGATGATTTTAGTCAAACGTTTAATATAATGAAAGAGTTGCTATGAGTAATACAGAAGAAGAATGGCACGATATTCCAACATACGAAATGTATCAAGCAAGTTCTTTAGGCAATATTATGCGCAAGTCTGATGGGCTGATTCTAAAGAAATACATTCAAAAAAGCGGCTATGTGTATGTGTGGCTTAATAGGGGATTCGGTAATCATTCCGTTCCTGTGCATAGATTGGTCGCTTACGCATTTCTTGGTATTGATGGCTACGAGAAAGGATTGTTTGTTGACCATATCAATACCATTCGTAGTGACAATAGGGCTTCCAATCTCCGTTGGGTTACACCAAAGGAAAACGCTAATAATGAAACAACAAAATTAAATAGAAAGAAAAAGTATGAAGGCAGAAGATAGAGCATTAGAAAAATATCCTCTTATGTCAAACGATGACAAGGAAGGATTAGAGGCTTTGAAATATATTGGAATGGAATGTGAGAGTGCCTCTGAGTATAATGAAGTACAGGAAGCGAAACAAGCATATTTTATTGAAGGCTACCAACAGGCAGAGAAAGACATGGAACTGACTTGGGAGGACTTGAAAATGATTGATGAAATCTCTGACCAAGTTTACGCAGAATGTGATGTCGATGCGTTTGACGAAAAAGAATATTATCAAGAAATATTGAACCGATTTAAAAAATTAAGATAAAATGGAAAAAGAACAAGTGAATCACCCGTCACACTACTGCCAGCATCCGTCTGGCATCGAGTGTATCGACGTTATCCGCAACTATGTGTGTGACATTGCAAACGCGCTCAAATATCTATGGCGTGCTGGCCTCAAAGAAGAGATGGGCAAAGATGACATCGAGAAGGAAATTGAGGACTTAAAAAAGGCGCTATGGTACATCGCAGACTTCTCCGTCAACCACAGTATCGGCGTTGAATGCGCTAACATGGATATGTATATCCACAAGCGTACTGGCTATACGTGTGACCAGATTACAAGCGGATATAATAAGTATATTGCCGTTGCCATTCACGCGCTATTACATGTCGGGCTTATTCATTGCGGAGGTGTATATACAGTACATGGTTGGCAAATCGCTCTTAGCAATGCAGAGTTTCTTGTAAACAAAAGAATCGACGAATTAAAAAGTAAACAGCTATGATTACAGAAGTATTACAGACAATCGCTTGCGGACTTGTGTTTGGAGTAGTTCTAATCGCTATTGACAGATACGTCACCAATAGGAAAAAACATGGTGGCAGAAGTTAAAAGTCCTAAAAATATTTGGTATATTTAAAACAAATACCTATCTTTGCAATGTTTTTCATAACATAATTTAGATTATTAATACTATTTGTTTGTAAGCGAAACGTCGTGAGACGGAGTACGCTTTCTTTTGGACATATCGTTTTTAGTTAATATATATAGGTTGGAATTTCTTTTAATCCATTACGGTGCGCTGAGAAGCGCGTTCTGACTCTAAAAGTGTTATATTTTTGTTAGTATGGTAGCCCGAAGCGTCGGGCAAATATCGTGGAGTGGAGCAGTTGGTAGCTCGCTTGGCTCATAACCAAGAGGTCGGTGGTTCGAATCCATCCTCCGCAACTACTGGAAGAATGGCTGAGAGGCTGAAAGCACCGCACTGCTAACGCGGCTGTCCTAACGGGCACGGAGGTTCGAATCCTTCTTCTTCCGCTTGCATGTTGCAAATGTTTTCATTTTTAAGATTAAGATTTTGGTTAGGTAACTCTCGCTGGTTTGCGAAAATAGGCGAGATTTTTTATTCTAACACATGGGATTTTGGTGTAATGGTAGCACGTAAAGATTTGGCCTTTAAAGAGGGGTTTCGATTACCTCAAATCCTACTAATTTCACGAAAACAAGGAGATATGAGCAAAATTGTATTTAACGTAGATTCGGTATTGCCTAGCTTACAGCAGGTGAATGCCGCTATTGGTTCTAAGAATGTCATGGCGATACTCGCCGATGTCGTTCTCAAGACCTACATGGACGGAGATAAGCCCGTCCTTTTGTGTACGACTTCTGACAGCGAGAACTTTATGTCAGTCAAGTGTCCTCTGGTTGAAGGCGAGGCTGGAGTTTCAATCGCCGTAAATGCCAAAGATTTCGTCTCTACGCTTCGAAATCTTTCTGGACGTATAATTACTCTGGAGACCGACGAAAAGCGTCACACAGTCAAAGGAAACTATGAAAACGGGTATTTTGAGCTACCCTGTGACAATGCTGACGAGTTTCCTGCTGCCAACTTCGGTACTGAGGTGAAGATTGAGAAGCTGATTGACGCTCAAGTGCTGGCCGATATTCTGGCTTCCACCGAGTGTGCCGTCGGCAACGACCCGCTCCGTCCTGTAATCAATGGAGTCCATTTTGACTTCTTTGAGAACGAGCTGGTGGCTGCTTCGTTCGACGGATTCAAGATGGCTATGTACACCAATAAGAGCATTGCAAGTGAACAGCCGTTCAGCTTCAATCTGCCAAGTAAGGCGTGTAAGCTTATGTATTCTGTACTACAGAAGGCGGACGGAGACGTCAAACTCACCTATTCGGAGCATCACGTTGTTCTTTCCAGACACGATTTCCGCGTGATTGCCAGACTGAATGAAGGCAAGTATCCGCCATACACCAGACTGATTGCGAATACATACCCCATCGAGGTAGTAGTGAATAAGGATTCTGTTTTAGGCGCACTGAAGGCGGTGTCTCCTGCCAGCAATGCAGAAAGTCAGCAGACGGTATTTACATTCACAAAGGGTAATCTTGCGGTTTCCGCCGAAGACTATGCGTCAGCAAAGTCGGCCAGTGTAAATATGCCTAGCGACTACGAAGGCAAAGAGTTTAAGATTGCGTTCAAGCACAGCTGGCTCATGCCTCTGGTTGCTAATGTGGCCGACGATAATATTAAGTTCCGTATTCAGAACGAGACCAAGGCAGCTCAGATTGTGCCAGAAACACAGGACGAGACCGTTGAGTATGTGTACCTGTTAATGCCAATGATGATTCTGTAATTATATATGGAGGACTACGGGTTATCTGACGGATACATACAGCGCAACAAGGACGGAGCATTCGGCGGCGCTATAAAGATAGAGGGGGTAGACCTGTCTCCAATTGAAGCCGTGTACTTCAAGAAGGACGGGGATACCTATCTCTGGCTTAAGAGGAAACCGCTACTCGAATATGACCATAATACAGAGACGTATAAGGAACGTCAGAAAGAACCGCGATGGGAATGTTATCTGAAGAAACAACTGGAGGAAGGTGCTGTAGCCTTCAAGGGTGAGTTTATATTCCTCCGCTTCAGATTTAACATCGTCGGTGTTTGGGATGCCGTGTTTGGCAACGACAAAAAACAGCGTCTCAACCTGTATGTAGAACGTCTCCCGTTATCCCAGCAGACAATTATCAACAATATTAATGAACGTAAACGCAACAGCCAATGACAGATGAAGAATTGAAATCACAGTGGGACACCATAGAGGAGAATAATATCACGAAGGCGTGTGAATACCTTAAAGGATACGAGCAGGAGATAGGTAATCACCTCGCCCGTTTCGTAGCGTCTCTGTGCGACATCGAGGTAGAGAAAATGTTCTCTGACATGAAGAGCAACTATTGCTCGCAGGCGAGATGGCTTTATTGGTATGCCCTCCGCTATATGACTGACGAGACTTACGACAAGATTGCCATCCGCACCATATACAACGGCCATAAGTTCACGCTGAGAGCCGTCGCCAAGGGTATAGACAAGATGGGTAAGATGGTCTATGAGAACGGGGTATGGAGGAAAAGATGGGTTATACTCAAGAAAATCATTAAGATGTACAACGCGCAGGATAACCAAGACATCATCAAGGTTGTAATCACAAAGCCAGCCAATACCAAGGTTGAAGTTGAATTTAAAAACGAGTAATAATGAAACACGAACAGGTTATATATTCACAGCCACCATCAAAGGCTAACCAATATAAAATCATTACCGTAGTTACAAACGGCAAGAAGCACGGCAGTCTTTCGAAGACGGACGCCATGCATAAGTATGAACACGACTTCTACCTACAGTGCGGAGCATATCGCAACAAGAACATAAGCGGATTCTTCGAGCTTTATGTAGACGTGTACTTTCACAGCAATCAGCCAGACCTCGATAACTCGCTTAAGGTAATTCTGGATTGTCTGCAAGGTTGTAAGGCTATCAAGAATGACCGTAACTGCGTTAAGATTGTGGCAAATAAGTTTGTTGACAAGAACAATCCTCGCATAGAGTTCACCATCGTTGAAGTCGGTAAAGAAGATGTAAAATAAGTTAATATGTTTTGTTGTTTGAAATAAAAGTGTTATATTTGCAACGTGGATAGGTGGACTTAGTACCCCCACCGACAAGAGCAATGCTGATGGCTCTTCCACGTTTTCAATTTCATCAGCAATAATTTAACATCAGCAAGATATGGCTAAGAAATTTACAAGAGAAGAGATTATTGATGAGTTTCAAAAGATTTGGAAAGGTCGCTATTCTTACTCAAAATTTGAGTACATTAACGCTACAACAAAAAGTATTATTACATGTGACAAACATGGAGATTTCCTAATGAGCGCAAGCGACCATAAATGTGGTAAAGGGTGTCCTTTGTGTGGCATAGAAACTGCCGCTAAAAAAAGAAGTCTTACGACGGAGAGTTTTATAGAAAAAGCGAACGAAATTCATGGCGGCAAGTACGATTACTCTAAAGTTATATATATCAATTCTCACACAAAGGTTTGTATAGTTTGCCATGAACATGGAGACTTTTGGATGACACCAAACTCACATCTACGTGGAGAGGGGTGTCCGTCTTGTGGTGCGGCATCAAGAATACGAAAAGAAAGCCTTGATACATTCACGTTTATAAAAAGGGCAAAGGCGGTACACGGAAACAAATACGATTACAGTAAAGTGGAATACGTGAATATGCATACCAAGGTTTGTATAATATGTCAAAAACACGGTGCTTTTTGGCAATTGCCGCAAGACCACCTTAAAGGAAAAGGGTGTGTATATTGCTATAGAGAAACGGTTCTTAGACAGCCAAACGAGAAACTACGAAAAGTAGTCTGCGGATTCGGGGTGCTTGATATAGACTTTTCTGTTGGTGTTGATGCTTTTACAAAAACAGCATACACAAGGTGGCGTAATATGCTTCAAAGGTCTTTAGATATGAATTACAAAAAAGAGCACCCTGCCTACCTTGATGTTTCTGTGTCGGAAGATTGGCTGTTATTTAGTAATTTTTTGCTATGGTTTAAGAACAATTATAGAGATGGATATGCCATCGACAAAGACATACTGTTTAAAGGTAACAAACTCTACTCTTCCGAAACTTGCTGTTGCGTACCAAGAGAGATAAACAATCTAATAGAATCATCCAGAAAATCAAGAGGCGATTATCCGCTTGGTGTTCGACTTGACAAAAGAAGTGGTAAGTATCTTGCTAATTATTCTCTTCATGGAAAGAACACATATATAGGCTCTTTTTACAACATTGAAGATGCTTTCAATGCCTATAAGATTGCTAAAGAAAGTCATATCAAAGTGGTTGCAAATGATTACTACACGAAAGGGCTTATAACAAAACGTGTTTACGACGCACTATTAAATTACAAAATAGATATTAACGATTAAATTTATATATATGGTAGGATATTTGGAAGCAGTTTCAACAATGCACACGAGAGGCGTTGCAATAGACGAAAAAGACTACATTTTTACATTGATGGTAGTTTTAAAAGAGTTGCCGCAAAACGCGTTTGCATTCGCTTACGACATGAGCGAGTTTAAAAAAGTTATTGGCACGGAAGATGAAGATGCGTATCTCTCAACAAAAACTAAGGACGCTGAGAATATGCTTGCACAGCAACAGATAATTCAACTAAAAGAGTTGCTTGAAGAGTCTTACAGGGCACAGATACAATCCGCATCCTTGAATCTTACCGATTACCACTTTTCGGGACAGGAAACAGTGCAAATTCTTAACAATCTGTTAAAGACGAGAATAGATGACTTAGAGTCCAGTTCTGTCAAAGATGTGGTCTCTCTGCTAAAAGCCTTATCCGACCAAGGCGCACTCGAAATGGGAGATGGCGGATTTTCTCGTCATTTCGTACAGATACCAAGTAAGTTTAATATTTTATGTCCTCAGTGTAATCGTGAGGGTTATGCAGTCGAGGGGCTTGATTTTCGTTGTGAATTCTGTGGCTGTACGGCAAAATGGGACGAGAGCAGCAAACGTTATTGGCCTAACTTAACGAAACTGTAGGTATGATTATAGTGTTTAAAGAGAATAGCGAGGCTATCCGTAAGAAAATTGCGGATGCAGGGATAACGGTCTGTGCTTGTGCTTCGTTTGAAGGAGCAAGATGGCTTGATTTTCACCCTTACCTTGAGATGTACAGAGAAGTGCATGGAATAGGATACGGTGACGAAACTATGGATGGAGATACAGATATTGCAATGTTCCTACACGACCATCCTGATGCATACTACTGCAAGGACGTGGACGAGTTTATTAATAAAATAAAAGAGTACAAAACAAAATGATGACACTTCATTCTAACAGATGGCCTTGGGGCACAACAGAGACCGTTACCATGTCGAACGGAGAAGCTATGGTCGAGATGATGTTTGAGGACGATAATGTCGGAGTTTGTTACATCTCTGGGCTGTCTGTTGTTCCTTATCGCAGACGCGAAGGGCTGGCTACAGAATTGATGAAATATTGCGAAGAGTTCTGCCGAAAGAGAGACATATTCAGGCTCGACCTAAGCTCCGTCAAAGAGCAGTTTGTTATGGACTTCTACCACAAGCTCGGCTTCTGCGATATAAGAGAAGAAAACGGGTACATGAAGATGTACAAGATTATTAAACATTAAAACTTAGGATTATGGACTACAAAGTAGGAGACAAAATCTGTTTCAAGGGAGAAAAGTTCCCGTACGTCATACAGGCGTGTGACGAACGCTTTCTGGTATGTACCAAGCCGTTCAATCCGCAGCATACGGTACAGTATACAATCGTTGACCTAAAGAAAGGAATCCGTGGTGCAGACAACTACTGGAAATGGGGAGGTCATTACGATTATTCCAAGCAGGAAGAGTGTCAGAAGTGCCTAAGAGACCTCTACAGAGGCGAGGTTGAAATCAGCTCTCGCAATGTAGTTGAGTTAGAAATTATTAACCCAGAACAGAATGAGAGTAAGAAAGATAGCAAAGCAACTAAAAAAGTTTCACGCAAACGTAACGTACGATAACGAAGGCTTACCTGTATGCGGATATAAAATATCACACCACGGAGACAAGGTTAGCTACATTATGCGTATGACCCGTAAACATTATTACGGTCTTGCAAAGAAATCCACAGGGATGATGAAAGCGTTTTACATTCACAAAGCCTGTAGCCCTTATCTGTACGATGAAATACTTGAATATTGGGGATACCGAGAAGAATAGAGCCTCAATAACGAGGCTCTATCTACACGGTTCTCCAACTTTAGATACGAGCTGTCTCATAAGGAATCCTGAGAGGTATGCTGCATCTTCGGAGTAATAAGGCACGTCGTATGCATCTATGATTGCAACACAGCAATGCGCAAGTTCGTGAGCCACGGTATCCCAAAATTGTTCAGGACTTGTTGCTTTCGATATATAGATAGCAGACATCTTCAGCGTCTTATTACTTACACACATTCCTGTGTTGTAGTTGGATAAAATGGCCAGAGCCTTCTCTATATTGCGCTGGTTCATCCCGAATGACTTTATTTGCTCAAACATTACATCGTATTCTTCTTCTACATCAAAGTCGAATACCACAACAACTCCCCATTCATTACGAGGAAATTTTAAATACGCCTGTTTCATGTTACTCTAGAAAAAACGTTCCCAGAAAATCGGAATCCTCATAATATCCATCTTTGCCTTGAAGCATGCAAGAACCGCTGTAGGCTCACAGTCTGGGTCGCAGATGGTCTCATAGATATACTCAGCTCGGTGTTTATCGTCCTCAAGAGACTTTTCGTAATCAGCGTGACACATGTGCAGTAGGTAGTAAGCGTCGTAGTAAGACTCGTCTGGTATACGCAGTTTGTTGTCACTTAGGAATTTGTCAAAACTCTCGAACGGAATCTTTTTGATAGACTCAAGTACGCCCGTTGTCTCGTTTGTCTTTCTCATATTGGCGATTGCCCACTCTGCAAGGCGCTTATTGAAATGACAGTGATATTTGCTGTCATAAATCTCCTCTTCCTCACTTTTGTAAATATAGTAATCCATATTATTCCCCCTGTTTATTGATTTAACAAAATGGGGCAGGCGCTAACCCACCCCACAAAACCTTACACAAAACGGCCTCTACTATCGCGGGCACGACGCATTTCCATTTCGTCCCAGTCATCGTCGTGGTCTTCCCATCCGTGTTTGTAGCCCATGCGGTAGCCGTGTTCCCAAGACTCTTCCCCTCCGCGCATCATAGCAGACGAGCCACCGTAGTTGCCGCTGCGCATAGAACGACGCATGTTTTGACGAATCTGACCGCTTCCGCCATCACTTTCTTTGTCTATAAATATCCATCCCATAATTTGTTCCTTTCTTTTTGTTAGGGCATCAATCACTAAGTAGCAGAGCCTCCGTTTAACTGTCGCAGGATTGTAAGCATCTCTGAGTTCTGAGCCTTCAGCTCCGCGAGCTGCTGCTCCTGCGTCTTCTGCTTCTCCTGTAGATACTGTATCACTCTGGCGTTCTGCTTATTCTCAGCATACTGAGGGTTAAGTACCTCCAGCATCTTCTCGCTTTCAGAGATTACTCCTTTATGATAAGGAATCATTTCGAGAGCTTTTTTAGAAGTCTGTAGCATCGCATCTACAGCCTGTAACATCGCTTCCCGCGAGCCACTGAACGTATCATTACCCTTTGAGGCGATTTCAACGTTCACAGGCAGGTTGGCGAACGTCTCGTCCTTGCCGTTGATAGTAGCAACGACATCGACAACTTGTTGTATCTGCATACCGATTCCGACGTTCGGAGTCTGCATGGGATACTGTGCCCTAGGCTGTGACTTTGATTTCACAACGCCTACTTCGAGACATGGTCTGTCTCCTTTTCTCAAAACATAGAACGGAGTTCCGTTACTTAGCGAATTGAAGTCCATAATGTTTGTTAATTTACTTATTAATTAAAAACTTTTTTGTACCTTTGCATCGGGATAGGTTGGTTTGGCCACCGACTGACAAGAGTATTTCTGAGGCTCTTCCCTTTTTTTCAATCCTCAGAAGTTATTTAACTCAGAAAGAAAAATGACAAACGAAGAATTTATTGAGTCTATTAGACTCGAAGGAGAAGAGTGGAGAGAAATTCCAAGCATGGAAGGATTTTATATGGCTTCCAATTTTGGGCGCATCGTATCTTTGGGACGTTTTGTGAATGTAATAAACGGTAGTGTTAAGTGGAATAATCCAAGAATACTCAAACAAAACACTTATGGAAAATACAAAAGAGTGTGCATAAGTATCAAAAATGAAAAGAAATATTATTCCGTCCACAGACTCGTTGCCACAACTTTTATTCCAAACCATCTAAGCAAACCACAAATAGACCACATCGACGGAAATAAGTTCAATAACAACGTGCTTAATCTTCGTTGGTGTACAGCAAAAGAAAACATGCAGAACCCAATAACAAAAGAAGTAAACAGTAAGTCAAGAACTGGTCGAGAATATCCAACTCTTCGCAAACCTGTAGTCGCAATAAAAGACGGGAAAATTTATCAAAGATTTCCTTCTTTAAGTGACGTTGAAGACTATGGGTATAGAAACAGATGCGTTTATCGTGTGTGCGTTGGAATGCGCAAAACGTATCGCAAAATGAGCTGGATGTACCTATCCGACTACGAAAAGTCTCTTGTCAATCAGTAAGTCAAAGAACGCTTGCCCGACGCTTGGGCGAATCACACTACGGTACGTGACATTAAGTACAGAGAACCATTGAACCTGTCATTCCACACCAAGATAGTGCCAACGTTAAGCAACTCGGCTGCTGTAGCGTTTTCGCCATTAGGCAGTGTAAGTTGGCGTGTAGTACCATTCAGCGTTAATGTGACAGGCAATGTTGTTGTGGCATCGGCGGGTATCACGTCCGAAATACGAACAGTGAAATAACCTACAGGCTGAATCCTGCGAAAGCCCATTGCGATGTCAATAGTCTCTGTGCCTACGGTTGTCTTCGTAGAAATAAGTAGCGGAATACCGCCCGCGTTTGTTGTAATGTTATTGAAACAACTCATGCTATGTACCTCCTATCCGCTAATTATTAAAACGTAATGTTGTTACCAAACCCATTGCCATAGAAACCACCCCAAGGCTGTCCATAGAAACCGCCACTTACATACGGTGTTGCGTTAAACACCTGCAAGTTTGGATATTGAACGCTGACAGTTTCTGGCATACGACACTTGATGTCATCCACCTCACGGGCAAGAGCTGAAATCTGACCGATGACAGGAGCAACAGCCTGCTGAACAACACCAGTAGTAAAGTTCTGTGACTTCAGTGTTGCAACCTCTGCTGTAAGAGCCGTAATCTCACGGTCTTTGCGGTTAGACTCCAGCTGGTCTATCTTGTTGTCAAGAGCAAGATAGTTACGGTTCATCGTGTCAGTCAACGCGTAAGTCTGTTGACAATCAGACAACTGCTGTGCTGCGCGTGTTGCGGTAATGTTGTCGTTGACGTTGTTGATGCTGTTTTGGAGGGCATTTGTCTGCTGACAAAGAGCCAACTGATTGTCGCAGCAGCACTTCTGAATGGTGCTTGCAAGATTTGCATCACCTGCCTGCACTGCGTTAATCAACTGCAAGGTTGACATACCCTGTGCGTTTGCAATCTGATTGAGGGTGTTCTGAGCCGACTGAATACCGCCGTTCAAGAGGTTAAAGTCTTGACCTACCATTGTGCTCAGAGTCTGAATTGCTGTGCGGGAAGCCTCGCCCTGTGCCGTAATAGCGTTCATAATTAACTCACGACCGCTATCATTGTTCAGTTGGTTGCTGATGAAGCCTGCGCCACCTGCGCCACCGAATCCACCTCCGAAGCCGCCAAAGCCGCCACCGTTCCATCCGAACAGTGAAGCAATGATAGCCACACCAAGAAGGTCGTAGATACCGTTCATACCGTAGCCACCATTGCCAAAAAGACCGCCACCGAAACCACCGATGGGAATAGAGAAAGGAATGTTGCCCATTCCTCCGTTGTTGCCCTGATTGTCAGGGAGTTGATAGATTTCTGCCATAATAAAATCCTTTTTAAATTGTTATTACTCTGTTTACGACAAGACGCGCATCATTTGTCGTTGCAAAGGTACAATAAAAAAGGAATTAAGATTCAACGTACGGTTCAAAGTCCGTATGTGTTTTTATAACTCACTGTTTTTCAGCGTGTTACACCTCCATTATTTCGTGGATTTATTTTTTTTTCTAAAAACAGCATCAAGCGTTTGTTCTATTATTGGATATTGTAAATACGATATTTCAAGCAAATAAATATTGTTATCCTTGCAATAATCTCTCACATTTTTATCTCTTTGTTGCTGTTTGTGAAATTTCTTTGCACCACCAAACCACTTTACAGGCTTATAGTGTTGTTCGCCATTATACTCTATAATAAGGTTTCTTGAAGGAATAAAAAAGTCTGCCCTGTAAATTGAATCTTTGTATTTAATAGCATATTGCCTAATATATAAAATACCAATTTTTTCCAAATACAACCTTATTTTCTTTTCGCCACTTGGTTCAGTACAAAACGGACATCCACACCCATGCAAGTGCGCTCCAGCACCAATTTCAAAAGCACCATGTTCACGGCATATAATTGTTACATTTGTGTGAGTATTATAATATTTGCACAAACTGTAGTCATACAAATCGCCATGAATACGCTTGGCTTCTTCTATAAACTTTAATGTTCCTTTTGTATATCTTTCGTGCGATTCTTCACTTTTACACTTAGGGCATCCATTACCATTTAACAACCTATATGGCAAAGTTTCAAAATCGCCGTGTTTCTTGCAAGTAACAATAATCTTTGTGTGCGAATCTATATAATTTACTTTTTCGTATGTGTATTTGTCTCCATGCTTTTCCTTACATTTTGCAACAAAAGTTTCTTTGGCCTTCTCTCTTTGTTTCTTGTCGCACATCGCCTGTCCACATTTCAAGCAACCCTTACCTCTCAAATGTTCAGCAGGCGTTTGCCAGAACTCTCCATGAATCGGACATATAATACAAACCTTTGTCAACGAATCAACGTAATTGACTTTAGAATAGTCATACTTATTTCCATGAATAAGTATTGCCTTTTCTATAAAAATTTTAGTATTGTACATATTCTTTTTTTTTATTTTGTACCTGCTAACACATGATTCGGTGTGGAATCAATTAACTTTCTTCATCATAGCAGATGTATCGGTTAAATGCCTTCTCGCTCGAATGCCCCGTCGCTCGCAGTATTTTGTTTCTCGGAATATTCCGCAGGGTGTTGATGGTGGCGAACGAGCGGCGGGCACTGTGCGAGGATATAAGTTGGTATCTTAGTTTCGTCTCGCGCGTGATGACTCCGTTAATCTTATTATCAATATACACCTCATCCATAAAGTCCTCGCCGATGTGGTGCAAAAGCTCATGCAGATACGTGTTGTAGTTGTTGATGTCGCCCGTATATGGCGCATGGTAGCTATATTTCTCCAGTATGGCAAAAGTGATACGGCTGTCGATGCTCAACGAGTTGATGGGCACAAAACACTTGTTGCCCGTCTTCTGTTGCACGATACTGAATTGTCCGTTCTTGAAGTTTTCTGGTGAAATACGCACCAAATCAGAATAACGTTGACCGAGGTTGCAGCCAAGCACGAACATGTCTCGAACTCGCTCTAATGTTTCAATCTTGTTTTTCCTCAATTTAAGAACTTTCTTTGAACGAAAACTAAATGTTGGTTCTTTACCTATTTTAAAGTGATAGATGTGCGAGATTTCATCTGGGGTGAGCGCAATCTTGCTTGGGATATAGTTCGGGATGTCCACCTCTGAGTAACTTGGATTCAGTTTCACTCCGTACTTCGACGACCAGTTCAGCACAGCAATCAGGTTAGCCTTCACATGTCCGATGGTTGAATACTTTAGACCTTGTTCAGCAAGGAACGGCACAAAGTGATTCCAGAATACCGACGAAATCATGGCGGGCATGATGGTGCAACCGAACTGTCGCTCAATGTCCTCCAACTGATTGACAAGCATCCGATAATCAGGCTTAATTT